GCGTACTCGTAACCGGAGGGCGCCTCCGGTCTCTCGGTAAAGCTCACAGGCTTGTAGCCCTGGAGCAGGAAGACCGTCTCCGGCGGATTGCCCACCCAGTCTGCCCCGACCCGAATGGGGTTCGGCGCGAAATGCGGCAGTCCGCCACTCAGTTTTGCGTATTTCATCCTCACACCTCCGGGATTAATTGCTGCCCGTTGACAAAAATCTGAATGGACACTATATAATTTGTAAAAGTTGCTGATATAGACCGGTCATTAAATATCAGCTGACCGGCGCTTGTGCTTGTCACTGTGGTGGTTTTGTCCATCGCCGTCGCGCCGGTCGCCCAGGTGCTGTTGGTGGAAAACTGGTTGCCTCCCAGGTAGCCATCCGCAGAAAAGGAGGTGCTGACCGCCCCGCCGACTCTTTTGATCACAACGCGCAGCGTGTCGCCGACGGTTACATCCACCGGGCGCAGGAGCGGAATCATCAGCCTGTTTGCCCAGGCGCCGCCCCAGGTCGTGATCCGCAGGTTCCCGTATTTATCCACCTGATATCTCGAAGTGCCGTTTGTATAGTCTCCTGGGACCAGGCAGTTTTTCTCCACGGTCCGGGCCTCCTTCGCCAGCAGGGCCCGTCTGCGCTTTTCCTGCTCCGTCACGACGCGCTCACCGCCCAGCTTCCGACTGCGGCCCGGTTATCAAGCACGTTGATCTCGTAGATGGTGTTTGCATCCGGCGCGAACGATTCCAGGCCCAGGATGGTGCCGGGAATCATCGTGGTCGTTGCCGTGGAGCCGGACGTGAACACGATGGACCAGGCCCCCGTCGCCGGAGGATTGGAAATCGTCAGCGATGTCAGCTCGCCGCATTCGTAGGCGTGCCCGGCCACGGGCGTGATGGTCGGCGCCGCGCCGTCGATCGTTTCAGCGACGGTCGCGTTTTCTTTCCCTGCAAGGGCAAGCGTGATCCCGGACAACGCCGAGCCGATGGCCTTGTTCTGGACTGGATTCTCCGATGTAGTGCTGATCGTGGTGTCCACGGTGACGGTTCCTCCCTTCGCCGCGCCGAGGCGGCTCCAAATCAGTCGTTTCAGCGCGCTCATTCGCTGCCGCCTCCCCCGCTGTTCTCCTCCTGGCTCTCGGGCATCCCGGAGAAGCTCCCGTCCGCCATCAGCACGTGCGTCTTGTCGTCGGCCACGCAGTAAACCATGCTCCCCGCTGCCGGAACAATCCTCGATCCGTTATAGCTCACATAACCGTTTGTTTCCGCGCCGGTCAGATCATCCAGCGTCTCGCAGACCGCGTCGATCTGGTCCTTTCCCTGGTAGCTTCCGCCGGGCCGTTCGATTCTGATAAATGCCATTATGGTTCCTCCTCTGCCGGTAATTCTTGATTGATGGTGGCAAGCACGCTCGTCGGATCGTCGCAGGGGCCGCAGAGCCGGAGCCAGCGCTCCGCCTGGGCCGTGATTGTGATCACGTTCCCGCTCACAGACCAGAGCATGTTGCCAAAGCTCGTGGTTGCCTGACTGATGTAAGTCGCGCTTCCGAAGCCGGCGTCCGCGCTGTAGACGCACACGGCGGAGGTGTTGTCCGCCGCTGCCGGCAGGGTGATCCCCCGGATCCGCAGCACGTCTCCCGCCGCCAGGTGGATCATGCCGGCGCTGTTCTTCTGGGCGCCGATGGCCGCGAAGTCCGGCATGCTCTTGTTGGACCCGTCGCTGGTGCTGAGTCTGGTGTTGGCCGCGATGCCGACGGAGTCGATGAGGTTGACCGTAGTCTCCGAGACCTCGAAAGCCGTGACCGTGATCACGACGTTTCCGGTCACGCGGGGGATCAAAACCGTCCCGCGTGCGTAATAACCCCCGTTCCAGGGATGCGGCGTCCCGCTCCACGCGCTGTCGGTGATGTCCTCGCCTCCCATGGTGACGCAGACAGCGGAGATCCCGTAGCCCTCGTCCGGCGTGAACGACGCTAAGAAAGGCTGATAATAGGCGGCGGTCTCTGCTTGGTTGTCCCCGCTCGCGTGGCTCAGCGTGATGCTGACGCTGGCCGTCGGCACCTGGGAGCTGACCGTTTCCGGCGTCCCGTCGATCACGGCGGCCCGGAAGGCGTTGATCCTTGCAATGCTCACGCCCACGCTCTCCAGCCATTGGATCGCCTTGTTTCGGAGCCCCGTCGCGCTCATGGCCGCGAGGCCGTTCATCAGCGCGATCCAGCCCGTGTCGGTTCTTTTCCTCCACTCTCCGGCGAAGCTCGTCAGCTCAAACTCTTTATCGAGATTGCTCTGCCCGACGCCCAGGACCGCCAGCAGGATCGCGCAGACGGTCCCGGTCCGGTCCGCGCCGGCCATGCAGTGGATGTAAGCGACGTGGCCGTCCGCCACGTCCCCCAGCAGCCGATTGAACAGCGCTCCCGCGGCCTTCGTCTGCACCAGCAGGTTGGCATAGCCTCCCACCACGAACCGCATGTAACGCACCGTCGCTCCGAAGACGCTTGCCGTGATGTCGTCGTCGGTCCCGACGATCTGGTCCGGCCCGTCTGTCTCGCTGTCGGTCCGCAGGTCAAACTCGGATGAGATCCGCATCACGTCTCTCGCGATTTTGTAATCGCCCGCGCCTGCCGCCGGGTAATTCCCGCCGGTGAACTCCCGGCCCCGGAAGATGATGCCGTAGCGCACGCGGCCCCCGTCGCAGGCCCAGCCGCCCAGGTCCCGGACGTTGAGCACCACGGGCAGCCGGAGCATCCGCAGATTTCCGGTCGCCCGGAGCCTCCCGCAGCCTACGGTGGCCCCGTCCGCCTTTTTCGCGAGCCATCTGTAAACGTGCCCCGGAATGAGGTTGTAAACCGTGTAAGCACCGTTGAAGGCGTCGCTCCAGCCTGCTCCGCTGCTCTCGTCCGTCAGATAGACGGTCCCGGCCCCGCTCAGCGCAAGCGTCTTCCCTGCGCCCTGGCTGAGGCTCGGATTGCTCAGGTCCGTGTAATCCGTGATCTGCGTCCCCGTGTAGTCTGTCGGGTCGTAATCTTCTGCGGCCAGAAAGCCTGCCGCCGCGCTGTTGACCTGGTTGAACTCTGCGATCGTATCGTCAACGCCGTTGATCGCCAGGATCGCAGCCGCCATCTGTGCGGGGCGAAGCAGCGCTTCGCTTCCGGACTTTTCCCGGATCGCGTCCGCGATGTCCTTCAGATGCTGTTCCGTGATCAGAGCCTTCATCAGTACTCCTCCTCGTCCGCGTTCGTGACGGTTTGATAAACTGCGAGCAGGGCGCGCAGATCGTTGGCCTCGGCCTCGCTCAGGCCGTCCGTCTCCGGCCCGCCGGTCCCCATGTGTTCAGCGTAGCAGACGTCCCGCTCGAACCTGTCCCACGCCGCCTCGAACATGGCCCGCTCGTTTTCGTAGACGTCGTACTCTCCCATGTTCCAGTAGAGCTGGGCCTTGAGCCAGCACAGATACACGTCGAGATACCGCTCGTCAAGCCTGCAGGTGCTGGTCGTCATCGAATCCGCTGTCACGGTCTGGACCGTCACAGGCGCTTCTCCGAGCGTGTCGATGCGGATCCTCTGCTCGATCTGGTTGAAGAGAAAGAGCTTGATCTGCGTCGAAAACGGATTCGGCACCAGCTCGTCCGCCATGCTCAGGATCTGAGCTGCGGTCATGCTGCCGCTCATGTGTTCACCTTCCTTCGCGTGTGACCACTTTTCCTTTGCGTGTGATCACTTTTCCTTTGCATGTGAGCACCTTCCTTTGCAAAACGGCGGGCGCGTGCCCGCCGTTTCCTGTTTTTGTTCCGTCCAGTCATTGCGAGGCCGTAGCGGCGCACAGTGTGCGCCACCGTTCCCCCGTCCTTCCGTAGGGGCCGAACTCGAAGAGTCACGAAGTATGCCCACATCGGCCCGCGCTCCCCCGTAGGGTCCGGCGTCCTCGACGTCCCGCCGCCTCCCCGCAAAGCCTTCCCCCTCGGGGGAAGGTGCCCCAGTGCTCACACTGGGGCGGATGAGGGGCGATCAGAACCGGACGCGCACCTTGTCGCCCTGGGCCTTGCCGTCCCAGCTCACGACCTCGGCGACGCCGGAAGTGGTGGTCGCGGTGATCTTGAGCCCGTCGGAGGACAGGGTGTACTTCGCGCCCTTGGCAATGGAGGCAGAGGCCTCCGAGAGCGCGGTCTCATAGGTGACCTCGTCGCTGACGCGCAGGACGGGGATCACGTTGGCGCTGCCGGCGGCGCAGGAGCCCGCCGCGAGATAGGTGGGCTTCGTCGTCGCGCCGCACTTGGTCAGCTTACCGGAGCTCATGACGAGGGCCTCGCCGTAGGCGACGGCCTCGTTGGCCGTGACCTCATGGTATTCCAGCGCGTCGGTGTTCGCGTTTCTCATGTAGGGAGCAATCATCGTCTCACCCTCCTTCCTTACAGCGTCGAGCCGCCGGTCATGCCGAAGGCCATCATCTGGCGCCAGTTGACGAAGCCGTAGCCGTAGCGGGCGCGGGCCTTCCAGATGTTGTCGTCGTTGGGCGCGAGCTCGGACCTGACCTTGAAGGGGACCCGCTCCTGGAAAATGTTGCCGTCGTTCTCCGAGTTGAATTTGGAGTCGAACAGGATCCAGGGCGGATTGGTTGCGGTCTGGTCCACCCAGTCGTTGAGATAGCTGGACATGAGAACGGTCCAGTTCCCGTAGGTCAGGGAAACGTCATTGTTCCCGGAGCCCGGAACCTGGGGGCTGCCGATGGCAGCCAGGACTGCCTTGTACAGCGTGGCGCTGTAGGTCGGGATGATGATGGTGTCGGGATTGATGTCCAGCGTGTTGCCGTCCTCGTCCTTGAGCTGCTGCATCTTGAGCTTGCCCGCGATCAGTGCGTCATAGGTGAAGGCGTCGGCGTAGAGATTGGACTGGTTGGCGCCGGAGACCTTGGGCGCGTGGGTCTTGGAGAAGACGGGGCCGCTGTCCATACAGGTGAGGTCGAAGGTGTGTCCTTTGTGCTGGTAGGTCGTGCTGCCGCCGAGCGCCTTGCCGAGGTACATCGCCGCCAGGCGCGCTTTGCCCCGGTGATAGGCCCGGCTCAGCTTGTCGGCGCGGGCCGTGAGGTCGCCCAGCACGCCGTCCTCGATCGCGGTCTGGGATATCCGCATGGACTGCTTGTATTCGACGTTGACGATGGTCTTGTTGTAGCCGTCCTGGAAGGACGTGCTGGGGTAGTCGCCGGACTCGCCGACCGGAACCATGTCGTCGATGTCGGTCTCGGAGCCGTAGGCCTCGCCCCAGTGGGTGGATTTCTTCTTTTTGAAGATCTTGTCGAACAGCTCTTCTTCGGGCTTCTGGATCCCGCCGAACTGCCGAATGTAGGAGGCAAGCGGCGCCTGAAGCTTCCCGAACACGGTGTCGTTCATGCCGCCCGCCACAGTTACCGTAACGGTGTTGGCCATTCGCGTTTCACGCTCCTTTATCGTTGTGTTATCGTTCTGTTATCGTTCTCTCGTAGGGGCCGCTGCCCACATCGGCCCGCCGCGTCCTTTACCGCTGCTGCCCCTCCTTGTACGCCGCGTAATCCCTGCGGATCTCGTCGAGCGTCATGTCGGGGTTGAGTTCGCGATAGATGGCGACCACGTCGCGCGGCACGTCCATCGGCACGTCGCCGGTCCGCACCACGGACCGCAGATGCGCCTTGCCGCTCTGCTGGACGGCGGCGCCCTGGGCGGCCGCCTTGGTCCTTGCCTGGATCATCCGGTCCAGGTTTGCCAGTTTGAATGCCTCGATGTAGCTCATGCCGCGATCGCGGACGAGCCGGGTGAATTCCGCGCCCGTCGGAAGCGCCAGAATGTCGTTGAGCGAGCTGACGCCGGGATCGATCCCGTGGATCTCCTCGAGCTCCGCGCGGACCTGTGCCTCAAACGCCTGCCTGGACCGCTCCTGCTCCTGCGCCGTTTCCTGCGCCTTGAGCCGCTCGACGAGCTCCGCAGCCTCCCGGACGGGTTGGCTCTCATTCACGGCCTGGCGGAAGCTTTCGGCTGTCAGACTGCCCTCCTTGAGCTGCCGGTTCAGCCGTTCCGCGTCGGCCTGCGCGCGCCAGGCGTCAAACTCCTTGATGGTCGTGATCTGCTTGCCGCCGTTGTACCGGTCGGTCATGCCGGCCCGCTCGAAGACGCGCCTGAGCTCCGCCTCGTGTTTTTCCTTCAGCTCGGCCTCTGCTTTGCGGACGGCGGCATGCACCCTTGCCTCGGTCTCCCGTTCGCGGCGAAGCCTTGCCTGCTCCGCCCGCTCCGCCTTGGACATGCCGCCCGCCGCAGGCGCCTGTTCTGCGTCAGCGTCTTTTTCAGCGTTCTCAGCTCCCTGCCGGCCGGACTGTTCGCCCTCCGCGGGCACGTCCGACGCCTCAGCGGAGGCTGCTTCGGTTGTCTGCTCCGCACCGGCAGGGTCGGCGGGGCCCTGCTCGTTTGCGCCTGCTGTTGCCGGGTCCGCGGCCTCCGGCTGTCGGCCGGGAACTTCCATTCCCAGCGCCGCGTAAGCGTCGGCCTCCGTAAAGTCCGCCTCGCTGTAATCATTCATTGCCATGTGCGGCATCCTCCTGTATGGTTTGTTGTTTTTCTGCGGTTCTCCCGCGTCCCCCGTCTCCGTAGCGGCGTTCCGCGCGGGTTTACTTCTTGCCGTTTCCGGCCCGCAGGTCGGTGCCGGTCATCACGATCGGCTTCTCCGCCGCCGTCGGCGTCGAATGGACGGCGGTGATCTCCGCGGTCCCGCGGACGTTGAGCTTGCCATCGGCGTACTGACTTTCAGCCATGCGCGTTTCCTCCTTTCGCGGAGATTCGGGATTTTCGCCCTGTTCCCCTGGGTTTACGCCGTCATCATAGCAGCGAACCGTTGCCCCATCACACACATTCCCGTGTGGAAAAAAGAACGGCGCGCCGTGTCATCCACAGCGCGCCCATTCCTTCAGCCTTCGCTCCATCTCCGCATAGAAGCTTCTCACCATGCGGTCAATGGTCGTCTCGGAGGCGATGTAATATTTCAGCATGATCTCCGTTTTGGTCTTGCCCTTTGTGACGTATTCGAGCAGAGCCTGCTCATTTTGGGACCTGCCGGCGGCGGTCCGGCAGCTTGCCTCGACGATCTGCCGCATGGTCTTCGGCAGTCTGTCGTAGCTCGCCGCCAGGAAGAAGATCAGCCCCTGGGTCTCGTACCGCTGCCCGGTCCGCAGTCTGCAAAATCGTCTCCGCTCCACGCCGCCGCCTCCTTTCTTCCGTTTGGTTCTCTGCCTAATACGGGCTCCCCCACATGGCTTCGAGGACCTTCCGCCCCTCCGGACCTGCCCTGCGCCAGTCCTCCAACATGTCCTCGGTGTATCGACCCTTCGGTTTTGTCGGGTCCTCCCGGACCGCAGACTGCTGATCCCGGATGCGGAGCGTGATCCCGTATCCCATCACCAGGTCGTCGTGCTCGCCCTCCAGAGCGGCAGGACGCCCGTTTCTGTCCTTGCAGAATACCAGCATCTCCCGCAGGAGCTGCGCGTCGCAAACGATCTCCGGATGCGCCTCCACGGTCTCCCGGAGCTCCGCCAGCATCGCAGGCCTGGTAACGCTGTCGGTTTTCCATCCGAAGCTCTCTCGGGGCTTGTGGGTGTAGCTGTCCTCGGCCTGCCGCACGTAGAGCCTCTCCCATCCCCATTCCTGCAGGGTCCGCGTCGGGTAGGTGGAGAAGTTGACCTCCAGGCCGATCAGCGCCTTGTTGTAATGCCTGCCGAGGCAGTAGACCTGCGCGGTGTACTCCGCCTCGTCGTTTTGCATGTAAATCCTGGCGCACATGCCCGCGTCGGTGTTGTCGATCACGTAGGCCGAGAACCAGTCCGATCCCTCCCCGGCGGTGTCTCCGCCCAGCACGTAGGGTGTCCGCTCCTGCGGCTCCTGCCAGATCGTGACCGGGCCGTCCTCCCGCTCCACGAAGCGGATCTCCGTCAGCACGGTCCGCCGCAGGCTTGCGTCCCAGGTCTTGACGTAGGAAAACCTTCCCCGCATGGGCCGATGCCCACATCGGCCCTCCGCGTCCCCGTCCTCCCGTAGGGGCCGATGCCCACATCGGCCCTCCGCGTCCCCTGTTTCCTGCCGCCAGCTCCCTGCCTCCTCGATCTCCCGCAGCCTCGCCATAATGATCACGGTATCGAACCAGCACGCGCCGGACGCAATGAAGGCCTCCTCCGGCGTCAGCGGATACTCCTGATGAAACCGCTCGATGTCGCCGTTGCAGTTGTTTGCGATGCACCAGCGCCTCCAGGCAAGCTGCTCCGGGCTCAGGCCGAAGCGCTCCATGAGCTCCCGCTCCTCCGGGCTCCATACGGTCCCCGGCTCCACAGGCCGGCGGTATCCCGGTTCCATCGCCCAAGAGAAAAACACAGGCACGAAATCAGTCCGACCGGCGACCGCGTCCTCCCAGCGCTTGTGGAAATCGTCGAAGCCCTTTGCTGTGCTCTCGATGAATACCGCGGTCCCCGGCGACGCCGGCACGGCCTGCAGCAGACCCAGGAGCGCGTCCTGTTTTGCGTTGACGCCGTCCGGCCAGAAGGCGTACTCAGAAACATGAACGTATTGCAGGGTGTCGGACCGTCCCACGCCCTCGCCTCCGGCGGTGGCGCAGCGGATCCGGGACCGGAGCCCCGGCTCTCTCTCCCGGTCGTCCGGATTTCTGGACGGATTTGCGAAGCGCAGCTCAATGGCGTTGGATGCGGCTCGCATGGGCCGCAGGAGCCTGGGCAGGCGATCGTAGAACCGCAGGTGCATGTTGTAGAGGTTCGATGTGGCGTCAGATTTGTGGGCGACGAGGAGGGCCGCCCTGTTCTCCCGCGTTGCGCACCTGGCGAATATAAAACCGGAGATCGCGGTGGAGATTCCCTCCTGTCTGGCTTTCAGCACAATGACCCGGACCGGCTTTCCCTGCCGTTCCAGGTCCTCCACCACGTCCATGAGCTTCTGCTGCGCCGGCTTGAGCTTTAGCCTGACCTCCGCTCCCTCTTTGGTCCGGATCCACAGCAGCTTCTCCATGTACTGTCTCGCGTCCCGAATATCGAACATCACAACCTCCTGTAGCGGCGGCTCTTACCCGCAGTCTACCTCCGTAGGGGCGGCTCTTACCCGCAGTCTACCTCCGTAGGGG